TGCGGCAAAGTCGCTTAATTTATCGGTTGTATAAGCGTTATTAGTATGCTCTGTTTCTGTCAAATGATAATATTCACTTACCGTTCCACCTTGCAATCCACCAAGATTATTATGATTAGCAATTTCAGTCCCACTAAAGAATTGAGATGTTACCATTATTACACTGGTAAAAGTTCCTCCAGCTTGCGGTGCAACTATAGCCCCTATAAGGCAACCAAAATCAGCTAAATGGTTAGGTATTGTAGGTGGTATTATTGCCTGAATTTCCGCCTCTGCCAGCGTATAGCTATCTGTGCCATAAACAACATAGACATCTCCATCATCAACGTGTTTGTAGACATAATGAACACCATATCGAGCTACACCAATATTTCCGAGTGTTCCATCACCATCATCGTAATGAGCAAAATCAATTACATTGCTTCCTACTTCTGTCCAGCCAGTTCCACCGTCATCATATACGTATGTGAATTGTGTTGTTGCACTATTATAAGCAGAAAGAGAAAATATATTTAACCCGCCATAAACTATTCCTGCCTCCATAGTGAAATTATTCGTGCCTGAATATTCTATAGCAGAACCACTTTCTAATTCTAAAGCCCTTAATGTTTTTGCCCTTTCGTGTAGTTTTCTTACACCATCACCAAATCTAAATCCACCATCTATATAATGGACGTTATTGCTGCTGTCTTTCATAACCTTGCCGAGTGGTATCGCATTGTAACCGTTTGGAGCAGTTGTAGAAGTTGTTATCGTGCAAGGTGTACCATAGGTGAATATTACAAAATAGGTTGTATCAGCAGCAGTTATAGTTTGGTTATCTTGTTCGGCAAGGGCACTTGCAGAAGTCCGTAAGTATGCTTCTGTTATAGCTGTTACCTTAAATGTGCCAGCATTCGTTCCTTCGCTAACAATGCCACCTGTGACAATTCCAGCACTGTCAAAGGCATTGGTAACGTTCTCAAGGTCGTCAGTTACTTTAAGTGTTCCGCCTGTAGTGCCATCTTTAGGATAGCTATCATCACGCTTGCTATGCCCTAATAGGTTGCCTAAATCATCAATAATCTGTCTCATTTCATTAGTATCTTCGAGTGCGTCTGCTTTGTCTGCAATGCCTACATAAAAGTTCGCCCCGCTTTGTTGGGTATATTTGTAATAAGAAGCATAGCCACCCATACTAAAAGCCAGCACCATAACTATTGATAGCAGTATTCCTAATAATTTTCTATTCTTAAACATATAAAATCACTTCCTTTTTAGGTTTCTAATTCCAATACACTGGTATAATTTCCAGCCTTAAAGCTAATATTTAACTTCCTTATAAGCATATCCCGCCCTGTCAGTTCGTAGGGATGTTCAGCTGAATCTGCAGGTGCATAAGGTATCACTGCCGAAGCTGCGGGCGCATAAGGTATTCCCTCCTCTCCTCTTATAATTGTATCCCCTATCTCATAGGGTGGAGGGCATGGTTTAGTTACAACCAGTTTAGTTTTTTGGTCTTTATATTCAGCCAGATAAGCAGCCGATATTAAATCCGCTATAGTCTGGGTTTGTATTAAATGATTTTCTATTTCTAAAGTTCGCTTACCACCCACTTTTGCTATATCGGTATCACTTGCTATCGCCTCTGATTTTATTTCAGTTTTATTTGCACCGTAGGGATAAGCTGTCTTAAATTCTAAATACGAGCCATATTTTGTACCCCAAGCTCCTATCGCATAAGCTCTGATATAATAAGTTGTGTCGGGGTCTAATCCTGTAAGTTGTAGAGAAAAAGTTCCTTCACTAAAGCTACCCGATTCGGATTCATCCCAAGTATCCGCTTCTGTCAATCCATATTTAAACCCTCGTGTAGTTATATCCTCTATCACATCAAGTTCAATTAGTCCATTTGCAGTTACTGTTGATGGGTCTGCCCTAATAATATTTGTCGGGGTTTGTGTAGTCACAGCAGGGTAGGTATAAAAAGTTACCTCCGAGCCATAGCCATAACCTGCGGAATTATAAGCATATGCTTTAACATAATATTTTTCTCCCCTTGCAAGTCCAGTCATCGGTCTTGAAAATGCCCCTGTACCAAAAGAGCCTATTTGCTCTGATTTGCTATCAGCTACCGTCGGGTTGCCTGTCGTATTCCAGCAGACCCCTCGTTTAGTAGCATTCTCGCCACCTGTCGCTGTAATATTTCCATTTCCCGTTGCAGTAGTTTCGCCAATAGCCGATACTGCTTGAGTAGTAACCGTAGATAAAGTTACACCTTCAGCATAAAGACTTATTCTATTATCTGCTTCTGATCCGAAAGTTTCATTTGTACAGGGAATTTCATCACTGTTTAATCTCCATAATCCACTTCCCCCTGAAAGGTCAACTTCTATTGCCCCCGCAGAATTATATATACCGATATAATCGCCTACTTCTACATCGAGGTCAACCGCAAAGGTTTGCTTTGCACCAGCGGTCACATTCCCAATAGCGTAAGTATCTCTTGTAGTTAAGTTATCACCGCTTACAACATAAAAAGTAGCAACTTCACAATTCTCCATATTTGTGTCAGCCCAGATTTCTATCGATATTATCTTTCCACTGGCATTAGCAGGATTGGCTTTATCTACAACAGTCCAACCTGCATAACCAAGCTACATTACCTATGTCTATTGGGAGGGATACCCCTAATGCATAAAGACTTATTCTATTATCTGCTTCTGATCCGAAAGTTTCATTTGTACATGAAATATAATCACCATTTAAGATCCATAATCCACTTCCTCCTGAAAGGTCAACTTCTATTGCCCCCGCAGAATTATATATACCGATATAATCGCCTTCCACCACATTAAGATCAACAATAAAATTTTGTTTTGAATCGGCAGTTACATTCCCAATAGCGTAAGTATCGCGAGTAGTAAGTTTATTGGGAAAACCACTTGGATCAGGACGGTAGAATGTAGCAACTTCACAATTCTCCATATTTGTGTCAGCCCAGATTTCTATCGATATTATCTTTCCACTGGCATTAGCAGGATTGGCTTTATCTACAACAGTCCAACCTGCATAACCAAATAATGCTCCTTTATCCTAATGTTTCCCTGGTTTCACCTAAAACAATTATATGATTATATACTTCATCAATATTTTCGCTTACTTCCTGATTGGTTATACAATTATCGGAAAAGGTATCTACACTTGTGCCAATACTTGCCTTTGCTTTAAATATCGGGTTGCCTGAATAATCAAAATAAAACCGATATTGTGCAACTTCTGCAAGTAGCCGTATTGCCTCAAAAGCACTCGTTCCTGTTTCAAACCATACTCTATCAATTTCTATTCCTGTCGGTGTAATTAAATCAGTATCGGCTAACCAAGTATCCCTCGCAGTTCCATCAGCAAATATACCTGCTGCTAATAAAATATCGCTTACTACACTTTCCACACTTTGAGCCTGAAAATAATAAACTACCAAATTATTAGTACCATTATAATCAGGAATTTTACCAGCTAAAAAACTAAATTTATTAGTAGACCCTACATAACCAAAGTCAGTATCCTTATAAATTGGATATAAATGGCTACCATCATAAGGACTAATTGAATCCAAATAAGCAATATATAACCCTTTACATGAACTATCCATACTATAATCAGCCGTGCCACTTACTGTATTAAAAGTTTGTGAATCTCCCCAATGAGTATTTGAACCATATAACTTAAAATCTAATATAGTCCGCATAAAATCCCGCCCCGTTATATTACAAATTTCCTCACCTGCTATGGTCGATAAAGAATAATTGTCTACCCTACCAATTAACCATTGATAATAATAATCTGTTGTATTCTTTTTAATACCTGCATATATTTTTATACGCCTGCCCTGTTTTAACCAGTTATAATAATTAGAGACAGTATTCCAGGAGAAATATCGCATATCTGTATTTAGACAAGTTATAGAAAATGAATAGGCACAAAATCTACTTACTTCATCTTCAATATTGGTATTAATACTAAAATCTATTACATCAGGCAAAGTTTGGTAATTACCTTCACCATCAATATCAATTTCAACTTTCCCTATAACTACGTCCATCAGAAGCAATATCTTGCATATATTAAACCTCCTGCAAAATAATATCTGTACCATATACTGAAGTAGAGGAGATTAATTCGCCCAAAAATACAACCGAATAAGTATTCTCATTATAGATAAGATTTAATACTGCCCCTTTTATATATTCCGTATTAAGTTTAGTGATATTCTCGTGGGTTTCATCAAATATTTTAACGAAAGTTATTTCAAATCTCTTTTTTATGATAGGGGCTTGCTGTATTTTTATAGATCCATCGAGAACCGTATGTTCTAAATATATTTTAATCCTCCGGGTAGTTACGCTTGCAAAATAAAAAGTTACTTCGCTTCCTGGTGTTCCTAATTTTATCTCCATAATTTACCCTCTCACCAACTTTAATCCCCTCATCTTAATTTGTCGTTCTAATTGTCTAAATAATTCTTGCCCATCTAAAGAAGAAAATTTTGGAGTAACAATATTAATCGCCCCTGGTTGGATATTTATACTTGAAGTATTGGTATTATTAGTAGTATTCTGGCTTGCGAAGTGCTAAACCTGTTTTTGGAACGTAAGGAGTACCTACTGCAAATCGTGGCACGTTAAATAATGGAGGAGGTTGTGCAGAACCACCGTTAAAATTGGGCATTGTGCCACTTCCAGCAAATCCACCATGACTACCACCAGACCCGCTACCACTGCCTATATTAATTGCATTAGAAAGAGCTGCGGTAGCTTCATTGGCTGCGTCTGTAATTTTTCCCCATGTATTTACTATACTACCACCAGCATTAGATGTTTGATTTGCCAGATTTTCAGTAGTCCCGCCAAGTTTATTTAGTTCCTCATTGTAAGTGTCCATGCCATACATAACTTGAGCTATCTGTTCATTTATCATTCTATTTATTTCGTCAATCTGTCCTTGTATTAATGAGCTAAAAGCATATCCCGCAGTTTCTAAACTTGCATATAAATCCTGTAATACGGGGAAGAATTTCATTTTTATTTGTGTAATTGCAGCCGCTACAGCTTCTTTGGAAAAGTTAGATAGAGCAGTAAACCCAGCTCCTGCTTCTTCTATAGGGCGTCTATCTGCAATTTTGTCAGCAAAAGCACTATATTTTTTGGTTGTTTCTTCTAATTCTTCCCCTAAATCCTCATAGCTGTCTGCTAATTTTATATTTCCATCTTCTAAATCTTTATCATCTTTTATTGCTTTATCTTTTATCGGATGGAGTTCATTTAATTTATCTATTTCTGCTTGATACCATTTGTCTACTTCTTTTTGACTTTGTCCTTGTGCTAAATATGCCTTTTTTTGTTTATTTAAATCTCTTATAGATTTTTCCATAGCGGTATGAGTCAGTTCGTATGTTCTATCAGCTATACTTTCCTTAACTTCCGCAAATTTTTCTAATATAGTTTTCTGTTTTTCTTTTTCTTCTTCTAATTTTTTAGTATCTTCTTCTTGTCGTTGTTTTTCCTCTTCAGCTAATCTTGCTGTCCATTCATCAAAAGATTCTAAAAAATTACCAAATTTATCCATAGTGGTTTTAGCTTCATCTGTTTTGGTTTCAAGTTCATCCATTGAAGTAGCCAGAGTGTCAACTCCTGTAGCTGCTATTTCAGATTTTTCTCCTACTTTTTTTGTCGCTGTTGCTAATTCATCATTAGCTTTAGTAACTTCTTTCGCTGTTTCTTTATATAATCCTAATTTCTCTAATACCCATTTAACTTTATCCCATAGCCAACCCAGAGCTTCGGTTACTTTTCCTACTACTGCAATAGTAAAATCTCTTATCCCGCCAAAGTTAGTAGTCCAGGCAACCGCTAAAGCACCTACTGCCAATATAATTAACCCTATAGGACCCGTAGAAGCTGCCAATGCTTTCATGGCTACACTAATTGCAGTAATAGCCACTTTCATTTTCATAAAAGCAGATACAGCCAATAAGATGGGACCGCCTACCGCAGCTAAAACTCCCAGCGTTGCTCCTACCTTTACAATCATTTCCACTAATGGTTTATGAGCGTCAGCCCAAGCCTTGATTTTCTTAATAATCTCTATTGCCTTTTCGGAGAATTTAATTAGTGGTGGTATTAATATTTCCCCTATACTTCTACCCATACCCCCAACAGATTCTTTTAAATCAGTTATCCTGTCGTTAAATTCTGCTGCCTTTGCTGCTGCTTCGGTAGACATCACAATACCAAGCTCTTTAGCTTTTTCCATTAAGGCTTCAATACCATCGCCACCTTCTTTTAGCATAGGCAATAATTGTGTTCCATATCTTGCTCCAAATATATCAGTAGCTAAAGCAACCTGTTTAGTTTCGTCAGTCATAGCAGCTAATTTTGTAGCGGCTTCTTTTAATACATCCATAGTCGGTCTCAAATTGCCTTCTGTATCGGTAACAGCAATGTCAAGAAATTCAAAAGCGTCTTTAGCTTCACCAATCCCCTGGGATACATCATCCATACCACGAGCCAGATATCGCAAACTTTTCTCAACTGTATCTAAATCAGCCCCGCTAATTTTAGCAGCATAACCTAAAGCAGATAATTGTTCGACAGATACATTAGTTCGTTTAGACATCTTGTCAAGTCTATCGCCCAGTTGAGTAGTCTTTGTTACTATTGCACCGAATGCAGCAGTAATTACTCCACCGGCAATAGTCATCCCTTTGCCTATACCCGCTAATTTTGCAGACATAGCAGCAGCAGACTTAGCTGTTTTTTGTTCTGCTTTGCTTAAAGACTGCACTAATTTATTATCTTTAGCTGTGATATCTACAAATAATTCGCCTACATTCAATAGCTTTTCACCGCCTTTAAAACTTCTTTGGGGTTTTTATCCCCTTCTTTTTAGCCAACTTCATTAAATCTTCTGTTGTTGTAGTATCTTTTTGTTTTGACTGACCGCCTGAAAATATCTTTTCTATTTCTGGTATATCGCTCATATAAGAGTTAAACTGATATAAAGACATATCAGCTATTTGGTTAATCGTAAAACCGTAATATCTTGATAAGAGAGCAAATGCCTTATGCCAGCTTATTTCTTCTTTGCTCTCTTTGGGGAGTTTTTTACCTGCCCGCCGATTTTCATTAGTGTATTAAATATCTCATCATAATTATCTAAATCAATTAATTCATCTACATCTTGTAAGGTTATTTCTGGCTGATATTTTTGCAGGCTCTTCCATAACATAAAGCAGACCCCATCCATAGTAGACAGTTCTTTTGTTTCGTTGATATTGCCTTCCATAATAGTATTAATTGATTCAATCCGTTCAGCTTTATCAATTACAACATCCTGTATAATCTTAATCCGCTGCCCTTTTAAATACTGCTTGAAGTCTGCTAAATCCCGTAAATTAAATATACCCAACTTATATTCCTTACCTTTTATGGTTATAGGAATACCGCTGCCAGTTATATTTTCTAATTTATCTTTTTCACTCATATTTCGCTCCTTTTATATTTTTTAACTTGATTCATAACTTAATATACTATCGCCTTTAAAACTCAAACTTTCATTAACTAAAGTATCTACTGCCGATGTTATAGAATGCCCATCTACATTTACCCAGCCTTCATATCGTAAGTCGTTAGCTTCATCAACATAAAATCTGATTATTAGATTATCACCAATCCATTCCAATACTTCTTCAGTTAGCCAATGCCGTTCTGCACTACCTGTCCAGCCTTTTAATGCTGCTATATATGTTTTATGCCCATCGTCACAATAATCAGTTGTTGGTAACATATCGACAACATTATCAGCATTCCAGTTAAAGAAGCCACATACTACCCCTAACCGTATTATCAACGGTTTCGCCACCAACTGTAGTTCCCCACGGGGAAGGTTCAGTAGAATCCGAAGTTCCATCATTACCCGCTGCAACCTCATAATAATAATCGTTTGGAGTAGTTGGTAATACTCTATCACCCACCTCATAGGCATGGTCAGCCTGCCAGGTTGCAGCGTCTTTATGAGCATACACGCCCTCATTCCAATATTTGTAAGTTACATATACAGTATCGGATCCGCCATTAGCAACGACTAATGAACCTTTTACCGTGCAATAATATGCTTTTGTTATCGGAGTAGTTCCACCAGCGTCAGAAGTTACTTTGCTTACCAAAACATTTGTATGAGCTAATGATCCTACACCAGCAATTAACGTCACTTCTTCATTGGCTACATCTATACCATCACCATAGGTAGCATATATTGCCCCTAATTTTCCAGCTTTTTCAGTCATTTACATCACCTCTAATCATAATCATTTAACCGCTTTATTAGGAAGCAGTATAAGTATATGCACCAGTACCCTGAAAATTAACCGTTGCAGTTACTAAACCTTCAACAACACTTGAAACACTAATACTCGCTACAAGAGCCGTTCCTTCATATTTAGGAGCTGTTCCACCTGCCCCGATAAATAAAGTTAGCGTTGCACTATCACCTTCCGATACTGTATTAGCTGAATCCCAATTAAGTTCACAACTTGCTGTCCAGCCATCTAAACCACCTGTAAAAGCACCATCTAAATTCCAACTTTTAACACCTGCTGTCAATCCTGTAAAAGTAACACTTCCGTTTTTGCCAGCTTGTTCCGCCATTATTAATCACCTCTTTCTTTTTTATTTTTGTATCTCTAATCGATACTGTACGAAATAGTTCCAAATCCCATTATCTCTCGTTAAATTATCTAATTCTCTTTTCATATATATACTATCCCAGCCCACTACGGTTAATGAACACCAGTCATATAGAGCCGTCAGCTTCGTATATATATCATTAATCGTAGTCGAGCTGTTATGATCATCAAATATATTAAATTGTATTATCACGTTTTCCATATCTTCTGTATATGTGTAATCAGCTACCCCGCTAATTTTGTGATAGACTATGTAAGGATATTCTGTCCCCTGCGGTGCTTCGGTTAAATACATTCCCGATACTACCGCTTTGAGGGCTGGGTTGCCGTTATATTTATTCCATAGTCCGATAAATAATACTTGCATATAGTCTCCTTAAACAATCTTCTTAAACATTTTTAATATCTTCTTTTCGTTCTTATGTAAAGCAGGTCGCAGGAAAGGCTGTGACGGTTGTAAAAAGGTTCTACCAAGACTATCAGTTTTATTTAAAAAACCTAATTCTACTCTACGAGCATATTCAACATTACTGCCAACCCTGCCAGTCGTGCCTTCTATCTCATGAGTAATGGAGCTTCTGAGTCGTCCTGTAATTACCGGACAAAATATTTTAGCGTCACGTTCCACCATTAAACAAGCTTTCAATATTATCTTTTTATTTTCCTTATTTATTTTTTGAACAACTTTAACTCCGTACCATAATACATTTTTCATTTTATACTTCCTCTTTCAACGTTATTCTCAGTCGCCTATTCTGGCTATGCCCCATATTATTAATATAGATAATTTTATATTCTGTCGTGCCTTTAACAAATATATCTTTTTCGGTTATTGTTTCGCCGATAGGATAATCGATATAAAAGTAATGCGAGGCTATAACCGTCATTTTGTCAGCAGATAATCTTTCATCACCCCTGATAACTGATAGCACGCCTGTGATGTTTCGCAAGCCAGCCCATGTTATTGTAAACCCACCAAGCCCATCACTTGTTTCAGTTTTACGCCTCAATTCAAGAGTTGTTTTTTTGCCTATCATACAATCTCCCTCTTTACATACTTATTCAAAATATTCTCTGCTTCTTTCGGTATATCTCCAACATCTAAAGTTACACTTATATCCCCTACTTTATAATTCTTTACCCCGAATATTTCCTCTTGTCGTTTCTGATATATATATTTAACTATAATTTTTATTGCTAACTGTAGGTCATCTGGCATATTATCGGAACTATACCCCGCATAATATGTCATTCTAACGTTGCCGTGACCCTCGCTAAAACCGCTACCATAATATATATGGTCGCTAAATACTTCATAACTATCCTCATCAATTTCACTACTACCAACCCAAAGCTCTCTAAAATGAGATAATATAACATCGTCATCATCAACATCTTCAACGATACTATCGGTAAAGGTTAAAGTTAAAGCAGCCACCCCGCCTGTATCGATGGTAAGCAGACCGCTGTTACTATCGCTATTTTGCACTAATACTTTATCGCCTGCCACAAAGCCATCATCAACAAAGCTACCACCATCAGCCCTCGTTACTGTTTTTGCCGAACTATCCCAGACTAAATCGTCAAGATTAATCGCTAATACCGGATATTGTTCAAAATATATTATTGGCTGTCCATTGCCATCGTGCCGTTCCTTCACATATAGAGTCGCCTCGAATTTTCTGTTACAATAATTCTCTACCCAATCTTCTACCGAACCGTGAATAACTGATATAATCTCTGAAGGATCACTCGCTGCTATATCCGATGTGATAGTCTGTGCTGCTGCGTGGTCAGCATTAAAGCCAAGTGTCAATCCCATATCACTATCTGAATGAATATATTCTAATGTATGACCTGCACTTACTCCGAGAGTAAATTTTTTAGTGGCTGAACTATAAGTTACCGTAGAAGTAATTGTAAATGCTGCATCAATTTTAGCTTGTAAATGGGAAGCAAGGTCATCACCTTCATAAGTACCATCATCAGCTTCAATATCAGTAGA